CCGGTTCTGGTACTACTATGATTTTTCCCCGCTGCAACCCGGACGCTACTACTGTGGCGACTGCTTCCAGCTGCTTCCTGCCATTGAAAGCGGAACCGTGGACATGGTCCTGATAGACCCGCCCTATTACATGGGCAAGGACAAAGCATGGGACTGTTTCGAGGGCAGGGCCGATTATATGGCCTTCATGGGTCGGGCATTCATACAAGCCCAGGCCGACGTAGAAAAAATGTATGCTTCCGGCGATATCGACCGGGGTGCATACCTTGAATTCCAACGGCAGCTGGAAGCCGCCCGCGCGAATGTGGAGCGGCTGCAGGATCAGCTGGTTGAGTTCGGCGGAGCCGCCGGGCAAATCATGCAGCAGGCAGGAAAAAAAGTTTCCGAGTTTGGCAGCACGGTAGAAGGTATCGGCAATAAGCTTATGCCCATCTCTGCGGCCACTGCGGCGGCAGGAGCTGCTACCGTAAAAATGGCATGGGACTTTGAAGACAGCATGGCCAAAGTATCGACCATTGCGGACACTACGGAAGTTCCTCTGGAAGACCTGCAGGCGGCTATCCTAGAGCTGAGCGACGAAAGCGGCATAGCGGCCGGGGAAATTGCGGAGAACGTATATAATGCGATCAGTGCCGGCCAGAAGACCGGTGACGCCGTGAATTTTGTACGGCACGCCACTGATTTGGCCCGCGCTGGTTTTGCGGACAGTGGCAACTCTCTGGACCTGCTGACCACAATCATGAACGCTTACAAGCTGGAAGCGAACGAAGTAACCAACGTTTCCGACAACCTGATAGCAACCCAGAACCTTGGTAAAACGACGGTTGCAGAGCTTTCCAGCAGCATGGGTAAAATCATCCCCACCGCCAACGCCGCGAATGTATCCCTTGACCAGCTGTGTGCCGGCTATGCGCTCATGACTGCCAACGGCGTAGCTACCGCCGAAAGCACAACTTACATGAACAGCATGCTGAACGAGCTGAACAAGTCCGGCAGCACAGTTGCCAAAACCTTGCAAGATGAAACAGGGAAAGGTTTCTCTGACCTGATGGCGGAGGGCTACACCTTG